TCTACTGGTATCAATATCCGTAACCTCCATAACGTTATTTTCGCTTCTCCCTCCAAGTCGCGTATACGAAATCTCCAATCCATCGGAAGAGTGCTCCGTAAAGGAAATAACAAAACAAAAGCAACCTTATATGATATAGCAGATGATGCAACATATAAGTCAAGACGTAACTATACTCTAAATCATTTGATTGAGAGGATTAAGATTTATAACTATGAAAAGTTTAATTACGAAATAATCAACATTGCACTCAAAAAATAATATGGGAGACGAATTTTACAGCATTCTTAAACTGGTATCCGGAGAGGAGATATTCGCGCTCGTTTGCGTAGACGAGAGTGAGGATGAACCCATATTGATTTTACACAACCCAATCAAGATGAAACCACTTCATCCACAGTCGAATCAACTCAGTTATATTAAAGTAACTCCGTGGATGGATATGACGGATGAGGATATGTATGTTCTTAAGATGGATAAAGTTATTACTATGATTGAATGTAGAGATCAAAAATTAATTAAGATTTATAAACAATATATCGAAGAGAAGGATGAGGACGATATGAAAGTAATTAGCACAAGAAGTGAAAAAGGAAAAATCAAATGGCCTGGTGATCCTAAGTTAGGTTATATATCTAGCGTCGAAAAGAAAAGAGAATTGTTGGAAAAGCTCTTTAAGTCTGATTCAAAAGAGTCTTAAATACCCTTCAAACCTCACAAAGGTTATTGTACATGTATTCAGAGGTCTTGTCAACTATGTTAAGATTTCCACTTTTTAACGAAACTTGTCATTACAAATAAATATGCTATAATAGAATATAGTTAAGACAATTAAGATGTCATGCCGAGAAAGAAGTCTGAGCACTATGTAAATAACAAGGAACTCTTAGAGGCATTGATAGTCTATCGAGAGAAAGTTGCTATTGCAAAAGAGAAAGAATTACCGAAACCTAGAATTACCAATTACCTTGGATCCTGTTTCCTTAAGATTGCAACACACCTGTCATATAAACCAAACTTTGTAAACTATATGTTTCGTGATGATATGATATCTGATGGTATTGAGAACTGTGTACAATACATTCATAATTTCGATCCAGAGAAGTCTCGTAATCCTTTTGCATACTTTACACAGATAATCCACTATGCCTTTCTGAGACGCATACAGAAAGAGAAGAAGCAGTTAGATATAAAGAATAAAATTATTGAAAAAACTGGATATGATGAAGTCATGACAGTTGAAGATGGTGCATTGACAGGAGCAATGTCTGAGTATAATACAATTAAAGACAACATTGCACAGAAGAAAAATAGATGAGAGTTGCTATTATAACTGATACTCATTATGGTGCACGTAAAGGATCAAAGCATTTACATGATTATTTTGAACAATTTTATAAAAATGTATTCTTTCCTTCACTTGAAGCAGAAGGAATTGATACTATTATCCATATGGGTGATGTATTTGATAGTCGAAAGTCCATTGATTATTATAGTTTAGAGTGGGCAAAGAGAGTTGTGTTTGAACCGATGAAGAAGTATCAGGTTCACGCAATCACAGGGAATCATGACTGCTACTATAAAAATACAAATGAAATAAACTCTCCAGAGTTATTATTAACTGACTATGACAATATAACAACTTATTCAAAAGCAACAGATATTAATATTGATGGACTGGATATTCTTCTTTTACCTTGGATAAGTGTTGATAATCATGATGATACACTTAAAGTAATTCAAAATTCAAAGTCAAAGATTGCAATGGGACATCTTGAATTAAATGGATTCAAGGCAACTCGTGGTCATATGATGGAAGATGGTATGGATGTAAAGGTGTTTGATAAGTTTGATAAAGTCTTCTCAGGGCACTTCCATACACGCTCTACTGATGGTAAAATATTTTATCTAGGTAATCCATATGAAATGTTTTGGAATGATGTAAACGATCCTAGAGGGTATCATTTGTTTGATACTGACACTCAGGAACAGACTCCAGTTAACAATCCTTATAAATTGTTTTATAACATATATTATGAAGATACTAATCATAAGTTGTTTAATACAACTCAATATCATAATAAAATTGTAAAAGTTATAGTTCGTAAAAAATCAAATCCAAAAGAATTCCAAAAATTTATTGATAAATTATATCGATCAGGAGTTCACGATTTAAAGATTGTTGAGAATTTTGCAATCGCTGAGAATAAAGATTTTGACATTGAAGAAGATGAGAATACAATTTCAATTTTAAATCGTTATATTGATGAATCTGAGATTGAATTTGACAAAGGAATTGTAAAAAACATTTTTCGTGATCTATACAGACAAGCATGCGAGGTAGAATGATGTATTTACTTACTCTTAATAGTCGGAAGGATGACGGTGCATATGCTGTGCAAGATTCTGATGGAGACAAAGTTCTCTTTTTATTTGAAGAAGAGGACGATGCTGTTCGCTATGCGATGATGTTGGAGGACAACCTCGAACAAGAAAAAAACATGCAAGTTATAGAAGTTGAAGATGACCTTGCCATTAAGACCTGTAGCATGTATAATTATAAGTATGCTGTCATCACACCCGATGACCTTGTGATTCCACCTAGTAATGATAAAGTTCAAGAAGATTAAATGGAAGAATTTCCTGTCAACGGGAGACCATTGGACAGAAATTGACTTCCTTGAGAAGAATACAAACTTAATAATTGGTCACAATGGTTCAGGAAAGAGCACTTTGTTAGATGCACTGACCTTTGTTTTGTTCAATAAACCATTCCGTAAGATCAATAAATCTCAGTTAGTTAACACAGTTAATGAAAAAGATTCTGTAGTTGAACTGGAATTTGATGTGAATGCAAGGGAATATGTGGTTCGTAGAGGTATGAAACCAACCATATTTGACATTGAAGTCAATGGAGAACCTTTACATCGACAGGCTGATGACCGATCAAATCAAAAGATTCTGGAAGAAAATATATTAAAAGTTAATTATAAGTCATTTACTCAGATAGTTATACTTGGAAGTAGCACATTCATACCCTTTATGCAACTCTCAAGTTCAGTTCGTCGTGATGTAATTGAGGATTTACTTGATATTCGTATCTTCTCATTTATGAATAACTTATTGAAAGATAAATTAAGAATACAAAAAGAACAAGTTCGATCTCTTAATTTAAAAAGAGAGAACTTAGAAGATAAGATTAAGATGCAAGATAAGTTTATTCAAGAAGTAGATAATCAACATAAGAATAGTATTAATTCTAATCAAAATAAGATAGATGCATTAATATCTGAATCTGAAAATTACCTTGTGATAAATCAAGACTTAGAGAATTCAGTTTCAGACTTAACAAAGAGTCAAGAAAAGTTTGTAGGTGCTGACAAGAAACTGTCCAAACTGAACAATTTTAAAGGACAGATATCAAATAAGGTATCTAACATTACCAAAGAGCATAAGTTCTTTAAAGAGAATACGGTTTGTCCTACCTGTACTCAGCATATAGAAGAAGACTTTCGCTTAAATAAGATTGAAGACGCTCAATCTGAGGCAAAGAAACTTAAAAAAGGTTTTGAAGACTTAGAGAATACAATCGAAGAAGAAAAAGAAAAACAGCGTCAGTTTGTCAAACTAACAAAGGAGATTACTAAACTCAACAATGGCATTTCTAAAAACAATACTCACATCTCTATCAATCAAAAGCAGATCAGAGAACTTGAATCAGAAATTCAAACTATTACCGATCAGTTTAAAAACAGAAATACTGAGCATGAAAAGTTAGAAGAGTTTAAAACTAGTCTCAAAACAACTGACGATAAACTTTCCGAAAGAAATCAGGATATAGTTCATCATGACTTTGCGTATTCTTTACTCAAGGATGATGGAGTCAAGACTAAAATAATCAGAAAATACTTACCTCTCATCAATCAGCAGGTCAATCGTTATCTGCAGATGATGGACTTCTATATCAATTTTAAGTTAGATGAGGAGTTTAATGAAACGGTAGAGTCACCAATACACGAAGATTTTTCATATTCATCATTTAGTGAAGGTGAGAAGATGCGTATTGACTTGGCATTACTGTTTACTTGGAGAGAGGTAGCAAGAGTTAAGAACTCTGTGAATACAAATCTATTAATTATGGATGAGGTATTTGACAGTTCTCTTGATGGATTTGGTGTCGATGAATTTATGAAGATTATTCGTTTTGTCATTAAAGATGCTAATATATTTGTTATATCTCATAAGTCAGACTTACATGATAAGTTTGATAACCTTATGAAGTTTGATAAAGTTCGTGGATTTAGTCGGAGGATTGTATGAAAATTTTAGTTACTGGACATCTTGGGTTTATTGGAAGTCATGTATATGAATACTTTACACAGCAAGGACATCAGGTTGATGGATATGATATTCCACATGATCTAGGTGATTTTAAAACAGATAAGAAATATGATTTGGTGGTACACCTTGCAGCGAATGCTGCAATCCGTGAGGCAGTTGAAAACCCTGATTTATTTTGGGAAAACAATGTTACAAAATCAATTCCAATATTTGAGTATTGTAGAGAGAATAATGTAAGATGTTTGTATGCAAGTTCTGCATCAGTATATGAATGGTGGATCAATGCGTATGGTATTACAAAGAAAGTAAATGAAATTCAAGCACCACCAAACAGTGTAGGTATGAGATTCTTTAATGTATGGGCAGAGAAGGTAAGTCGTGGTGATATGTTATATCGTATGCTTGAGGAAAAGACTGCAACATATCTTACAAGACATAAGAGAGATTGGATACATGTTAATGATATTGTATCAGCAATTGCACTTCTTGCAGAAAATGATTATACTGGAGTATTGGATGTAGGAACTGCGAATCCTGTAGCAGTTATTGACCTAGCAACTAAGATGGGTATGGCACATTTACCAATAAAAGAGGAAACTCCGGGTGAAAGAGACACTACATGTGCGGATATCACAAAATTAAAAGAGCTTGGTTGGAAACCAACAATAAATATTTTGGACATATAAAATGATCTATGCTATCTACTCAATACCGTTTAAGACTAGAGGGAATCTGTAAAGCAATTGCAGCAGGACAAGAAGTAAACTTAGAAGATATGATATGGGCAGAGAAATTATCAAAGGCAAACACATCAGCAAGAGGAATGTTAAGTCAAGCAAGAAGATTAAAAACGGATGATGACTCAACTTTTCTTAAGTACTTGGATATAGGAGACTCGGATTCAAGGAAACATAAAAAGGGTTTCAGTGGTGCAGATGATATAGCAGATTGGTTCAGAAATGATAAACGATCAGACGATTGGAGGCAAAGGGATTAAAAATGAGAGTTCCAAATTGGCGACATCATTCTAAAA